TTTGCTTCTCCTGTTACTTGTAATTGACTCATAATATTTTATTGAAATAATCCTCTAATATATTCCCCAGCTGCTAATGCTCTACCAAAAGTAAGAACCCCTGTCGCACTCACAAACTTAACATCATCCCCAGTTGGAGTTCCACTTGTTAAAATGTTTTGTGCATCCACACCACCTCTTGAAACGTAAAGACAAGCATATCCAATCGTGTCCGCAAATGTAATTGAAGTTTCCCCACCAGCAGCCGTGTAACCTTTTGTCTTAACAGGGTTTGCACCTACTATAATCACTCCTTCTGGGTCTACTTGTGTTCCTGTTGTATTATATGCTCCGCTACCTTGTAGGCTCACATTATACGTAGCTACATCCTTTTGTGGTGCGTTTATTGATAAACTTGTTATATTACAAATTCCGTTAATAATAACCAAACCATCAACTCCATTATCAACCACAAACTTAATCTCTATTGGCTCTCGTGCTAATTGCTTGTCTAACATAAACAAATAAGAAAAGCCAGTCAAAGTAATTAACCCATCACAGGTTACACTCCAAGTAGCTACATCGTTTTTATATTCTCTAAACCAAGCACTTGTTTGACTTGTAACCTCTTTTTGATCTACACTTACACTAAAAGTGCAAGTTGTACTACACGCAAACGCCACATCCACTTCTGGGTCTACATCTGTCCTATGCCAATAAAGCATTACGTTATTTCCAATTACTGCTGCCATATTACAAATTTAATCAATTAACTCGATATATTAAGGACCAGTTACACTACACAATCCAACTGTATTTATAAAATAAACTCTAAAATTAACTAAGTTTTCACTTTGTATTTTATACCAAGCATTTCCTCCGTTAAATGGAATACTACAATATTGGTCAGTATATGCAACCGCCTTAGTAAAAGATGTAGTTGAAGTACCTAAAACGTAAACTATATTATCTGTTAAAGCAGCAGCATTTGCAGCACCATTTGTAGATTGTGGAGCAGACCTTTTTACAGGATATGGCTCACCTTGTGTTAAAATAGTGTATTTAGTATCAATTGTTGTTTCATCATTATTTAATTCTAATTCTAATAAAGTACAAGCAATATCATTATTAACTAAATCTATTGTTGCATTTCCTAATATATAAGGTTTATTTTCAACTGAATTTATAGTATCTAAATCATCAATTTTAATTCTAACTGCCGAACTAAACCTATCAACATCAATTGGACTTAACCCTTGAAATGTTGAGTCAACGTTAATAGTGTTTTTAATTAATGAATTTGAATACTCATTAATAATTAGTTCAGTTAAACTTCTATATATAATGCTTGAATATCTTTGATTGTACCAATTAAATAAATTGTTACCAGAACTATCGCATAAATATCCTCTATAATAGTATTGACCATTTACAATTGAATTAAATCCATAAGGTAAATCTAAATCATAAACATACTCATCTGAATCTGTAAAATAAGAATCAATTTTAACATTTGTTAATCTTTGCGTTACGCTAATTCTAAAATCATTAAGCTCAACCCAATCATTACTCTCCGAACCTTGTATTGTACCTATAAAAAATTGTATTGTTAAACTTGAAATAAATGGTACTCTGATACAAGAAACTGTTTGAGTTCCTTTTAAATTAGGGGAATAAGGAATTGGGTAATAATAAGAACTACCAGATGTAACATTAGACCATTCCTCATTTTGATTCCAAAAATACCCATTGTCAAGCATAATTTTAACATACATCACATTAGTTGGTATTCCAGTACCTCCAGATTGAACAATGTCAAAACTTACATCAAAGTCATCTAAATATTGTACAGTTGGCAAATTAGTTGGTGAAACCCAAGCATAAGAAGCAGTTCCATTTTCCTTGTATAATAAATATGAGTTTAATTTTGCATCAACATATGGCTTAATAAACAATTGAGATGTTGCACCACTAAATTGTGCATCCCACCCAGTAGCTATGTTACCTACGTATTCTTTTAAATCATAGTTAGTAATATAATTATCAGGGTAATCAATATCTTTATCAATTCTAACTTTATTAAATCCCTTTTTTAATATTTTAAATTGACTATTATTTACAAAATATGCTCCAGATGTATTTGCAGAATATCCTTGTATTCTTAATGTTTCGTTTCTTGTTCCAAATGAAACAATAGAAGAAGCAGCATTGTATATTGTATAATAATAAGAATCTTGTGCGAACTCATTTAATGGAACTATAAACCACATTCCTTCAGCTTGAAAAAACCTACAACCAAATGACTTAGAGAAATCCCGTATTAAATCAAGGCAGTTTATTGTTTCTAAGTTATTATCCAATAATGTTGAATATCTAACATAAGTTTGGTTTAAAGGCTCATTACTTCCTAATGATGCTCTATTAGCCATACCATTAGCAAAATAACTAATGCCAGATAATAGGTTTAATGAAGTAGGGAACTGTATGTAATCTAAACACTCTAAAATTACTTCAAGTGCTTTTTTTCTACTAACTAAATAATAAGAATCTGGCATTTGATACTTTATACTTTCAAGCATACCTAAACCATCGATAGCATTAAAAGCTAATTCTTTACGTCCTGTTGTAAATGATATGTCTACACTATCACTTAAAGACCACCCTTGCCATTCTAAAGTTTCTCCGTAAAATAATTTAACAAGATACTTTCTGTCATCTAATGTAGTGAAATTTGGCATATTCTCGGTATTATCCGTAACATCCATTCCAACACTTAATTGACTAACTACAATAGGCTCATAAATATCATCACTCTTAGGTATATATTCTAAACTTATATTTAAACCATCGTATTCAATAAGATCACCAGCATATGAATCTTCAAGTAAGTGAACATATGAAATAACACCAGATTTACTTGCAAATGTTATTTTGTATTTTAAATTGTATGCCATTATATTCCACGTCTTAAATTAAGTGATGAATTAGAACGTTGTAAAGCTAATACTAAATCATTGCCTCTCAATACAAATTGACCATTTTGTGCCATACTATTACCTAACATTGAACCAGCATTAAATGAACCTTGCATTATATTCCCAAGTTTGCTTAATGGTAAAACTGCCTCGCTTTCGCTTCCTTCTCCAATCATTGCTAATGTTGGACCAGTTGCGATTCCACCACTTGCTAAACCTAATATTTGTTTAAAAAACCCTCCAAATCCTAATCCTCCAGCAGCAATAGAACCGCCCTTCAATAAAGACATAATAGCAGCAAATAAAGTTGCTTGTATTAATGTTTGTGCTAATTGTTGTGCTAATCTACTAAACATTTGCCCTAAAGCATCACCAGCAGAAACACCTTGCTCCATAGCATTAAATACTCCGAATAAAGCGCTGGTAACATTTTGTGAAATATTAATAGCAAAATCCTCATATGATTTATTTAATTCTTCTAAATCCTTTTTTTCTTTAGCATTGCTATCTTTAGCTAACTTTTCTTTAAACATAGTCCACCCTGTTAACCATTTAAGATAACCTTCGTGTTGTTTTTTAGCATCTTCTATTGCAGTATCTTCAGGTGCTATTTCATTAGGGGTAAGTAAAGTGTTTGTTTTATTTATTTGACGTATTAAATCACTTGCTTCCTTTAATGATAATGCTTTATCTACTTTAGGTGCGCTATATTCGTTTGGTACTTTTACATTTTTAGATAAATCAATTATATCTTTAAATATCTTCTTTCTTTGCTCTAATAAACCATTTAACTCATTTTCTTCAGTTCTTTGTTTAATAGTTTCATTTAATCCTTGTTGTCTTAATTCAACATCTGTTTTTCTTGTATTTGCACTATCTTTTAATAATTTACCTGTTGCAGCAATATCTTTAGCTTCTTGAGTTAAAGTTAAACCTTGCTTTTTAAGTATTTCTTCGGTAACTTGCTCTAATTCTTTTTGTTTTATTTTAAGAGTTATTAAAGAACTTAAATTAGCTATATATGTATCATATGCTAAATTTAATCCTTCTACCGCTCCTTTTTCAAGAGTTAAACCATTAAATATCTCTGGGTTTATTTTCTTTAATGCCTCTAATGCTTTTACTTTTCTATTTCTTGTTTCGTTCTCATTTTGCAATACTGCAATTAAACTTGAAACTTGTACTACTTCTTGTGCAGTTGAGGAATATACTTGATTAAGAGCATCTTTTTGCTCTTTTAATTTATCTGTATGTTCTTTTGTTTTTTCTGCTGACGCTTTTTGTGCAGCACTTGATTGAAATAACTTATCGCCAAATGTTACTAATAAAGAAGATGCAACACCTAAAGCAAGACCAATACCTGCTGGACCCATTAACCCTTGAGCCATTTGTTTCAATGCAGCACCAGAACTTCCAGCATCTTTACTTAGTCTTTGGAATGATTCTAATAAAGGGTTTAAGTTATTTGCAATACCTATAAATCCATAAGGAGCATCTTGAGCAACCCTTGATAAGTTTGATAAAGCGTATGTTGCTTTATCGCTATTTGCTGGTAAAGTTTTAAATGAATTACCTAACGAATTTGTTGCGGTAACTGTTTCTTGTATATTTTTAACCGCTTGTTGATTGTCAGCGGTTATCGTAATCTTTAAAGTTTCTTGTGCCATTTTATTAATTTACTCCATATAACTTTAATGTTCTTGCTAACTGCTCATCGGTTAAAAATGTCTTTTCTTCTTTTACATCTGTATAATCAAGTTCTGGTATGCTCCAAAATGATTTAATACTTTTTGGACTTTTCTCGGTTGTGTTACTTAAGTATATAATATAGGCGAGGTTTCTTGTCCTCGCCCATTCATTTAACTCGTTTCTTTCTTTTCCCATTACAATAATGGAAAAGTCCTTCCAAGTCATATCCCAAAAGTCATTTGGTCTAATCCCACATTCAGCAGCCTTAACTAATACATCATCCCAATTTAGCTTTATTAGGCTTTTTTTTTTCATCTTCTTTAGGCTTCCCTTGTACTGAAATTACTGTTGTTTCTACAACATATTTCATATAATCTACGAGTTGACCATCAGTTTTGAATATTGATCCTAATTCATCAATCCAATCACAAGCATCAGCCTCACTATAAATTATTTCATCCTTATTTGAAACACAAGCCGATTTATAACCTATATATACCAACTTAATGATATTGTCTAAATCAAAATGTGCTTCACCTAATAAAGTGAAATATTTATCTATGGTTATATCTTTAGCATTGCAAAATTCTCGCATTGCCCAAGTTCCCCATTTTAATTGAATTGTTTTGTTGTTGGTTTTTAATTCGTACATAGTTTTTTATTTATTATACTTGTTCAGTTTGTGAAATAGGAGGAACACTTACTACAAAAGTTGCAGTAAACTTAACATCATCCTTATCATCAGCAGTAACACCGAAATCGCTAATAAACACTAATTGACCAGCACCACCATAATAAACATCACCTGCTACTGGAGTTGCTTTACCCATCTTAATTGCGAATAAAGTCTTAGCAGCGTGAGCCGTGTATAATTGTTGGTAGCTATCTTTAGATGGAGTTCCTGTTTCATCAATCGCAAAACCTTCACACTCAAAAGATTGAGAAAATGAAGGTGCTGGAGTGAACTCGTTGCCACATTTAGATGTTGCATCTATTGTGTCATTAGTAGATGTTAAAGAGTTTGATGTCAAACAAGCTACTGGTAAAAACGTACCATCGTTGTTTATGTCAGCTAAGAGGATATAATCTCTGGCGCTTACTTTTGTTTCTGGCATT